CCGAGGCAGTAGCGCCTACCGGAACCGCGAGAGTGATCTGGCATCCAGAGGATGGCGATCCGGGCAAGATGACCATGAATGGCATCGAGTTCAAGGCGAACGTGCCGGTCATCCTGCCGTTGAGCAAGACGATCTCGTATCCAGAGCGGAAAGAGTATTTTTTGCCGGATGGCACGCTGCAATCGCGCGGCGTCGAGACGAAGAAGTCGATGGTCGAGATTCTTCGGACCAATCCGTCATTTTCAGTCGATGGCGTGCGTCCGCCGCGCAAGTCGGCCTCGGCGCGCCTGCCCGACGATGCCGACAAGTACCGCGGCTATGCGCTGCGCTGGATACGCGAGAGCACGTCCCATGAGCAGATCGTGCAGCGGTGGGACGGCGAGCAGGAACTACGTGATCGATGTGGCTGCGCGCAGAAGGACATCGCCTATCTGACGCCGTTCCTCGAGGCGCGCAAGGATCAGGTGAAGGACGCAGCATAACCGATGCCCGCAACATCCCCCTATCGGACGCAGGCCGAGCTGGTCGACGAGACGTTGGCCAATCTCGGCGTCAAGTCGGCCGGCCAGCCAACCGATCCTGAGGATGCTCTTTATGTCACCGAGAAGCTCGACTCCATCGTCCGCAAGCTGGCCGGGCTCGATATCGTCTACGTGCCGGATATCAATAATATTCCTGGCGCGTGGTTCTCCGACTTGGCCGATATCGTGGCCGGCGAGTGTGCGGAGAAGTTCGGCCAGAACGGGACAGGGCTTGCCGACATGGTGAACAAGGGGCTTGGTGGCGCTGCGGGAGTGCCGGTCGGCGGCGGCGCGGCGGCACGCTCGCTCAAGCAGATGAACCGCGGTCGGCCCACGGGCGAAGTGTTGAGGGTGGAGTATTTCTGACATGGCGGACACGGGCTCCCCGGTTGCGATCCCGTTCCCCCTCTCGACATTTCCTGGGGCCAACCCGCAGGAGAGCGGCGGCCGCCTCATCAATTGCTATGCGGAGCCGCTCGGTGAAGCGTCGCGTAAGACGGGCCCGGCAGAACAGGTCTGGCGTCGATCTCCGGGTCTGTCTCTGTTTGGTGTGACGTCTGAGGCGGCCGGCAGCTACCGCGGTGGCTTGCTGGTGAACAATCTTACATTTGAAGTGTGGGCAAACGTCTACACGGCATCAAGCGCGGGCGTGATGACCTCGCTGGGGCCGATGGCTGGAACGCAGCATGTATCGATCGCGCATAATCAAAAACCATCTCCCGATGTGGTGGCGGTCGACATCGACAACGGCGCATTTCTGTTGACGACGGCCGGTGTTCCATCGGCGCCTGCGTCATATAACGGTGGCGGCAATTTGTCGCAGCCCAATAGCGTGTGCTTCCAGGATGGGTATTTCTTCTACACGATTGGCGACGGCCGGTGCTTTGCCTCGCCGTTGAATTCTGTCGGTACGATCAATACGCAGACGTTCATCACAGCGCAGTCCAAATCGGATGTGACGCTATTGCGCGGCATCGCCTATTCTGGGCTGTTGTGGCTATTTACGACAGGTGGGTGCGAGATATGGCAGGACGCCGCGAACGTGGCGCCGGCGTTCCCATATTCTCGCCTGCTCGTGCTCGAGTATGGCTTGGTGCAGCCGAACGCCATTGCGGGATGGGAAACCGGGTTCTCCATGCTGATGTGGGCAGCTCAGGACTTCGGCGTATATCTCGCAGCGCCTGGCAGCTTTCAGCCTCAGAAGGTATCGCCGCCTGATCTGGAGAAACTGATCGAGATCGAAGTTAGGGCCGGACACATTCTTGAGGCATCGTGCTACGCTTTTGCTGGTAACAAGTTTTGGGTGCTGGCATCGCCGCTGTGGACGTGGGAATTCAATCTGACGACGCAAAAATGGAACGAGCGTTGGTCGCTTATTGCTGCGACTGGAAATTTTGGGCGCTGGCGCTGTGATGGGGGCCATCCGGCATTCGGCAAATGGCTGATGGGGAGCAATCAAAGCGGTGATCTGCTTTGGCTTGACAGAACAAATTACACCGAGAACGGGAATGTTCAATTGGTCCGCATCGAAAGCGGCGCCGTCACTGCGTTTCCCAATCAGTTGCGCATTGCGAGGGCTGACTTCCTGTTCGACACAGGCGTAGGTCAGGCGGTTGCCAATATTCAGACGTCGGTTATGGGAGCGGCCGCAGGCCCGGGCGGCGTGGTGAGACTGACTGTATTCAATACGCAGCAGATGAGCACCAATGACACCGTGAACGTGTCTGGCGTAGGTGGCACTACGGAAGCCAATGGGACTCATCTCATCACGGTGATCGATGCGAGCCATATCGATCTGCAGGGCACGCTGTTCGTTCATGCCTGGACGTCTGGCGGAACGGTGGTCGACGTGACGGCGCCGCCGAACATCATCAATCCGGTGGTTGCGGTGTCGCTTTCCAAGGACGGCGGTGTGCGGTGGGGTAATCCGCTGATCCGCCAGTTGGGTCAACAGGCAAAGACGCAGAGGATGCGGGTCGCCGTCAAGTCGATGGGGCTTGCCGGTCCCGCCGGATGCCGCTGGCGGCTTGATGTCAGCGATCCAGTCTACACGGCATTCCTGAAGGGCACGATGGCGGCCGACAGCAGGGATGTGGGCATCTGATGGCAATCAAACGGATCACATTACCGGGCCCGAACATCGCCTACGTCAATCGCGACGGCACGCCGAGCCAAGTGTTTGCCCAGTACATGCAAGTGATCGACGCGCTCCTGGGGGCGTTGGCTAGCAATCAGGTGGGCAATCCTATACAGTTGACGCAGGCTGTTAACGATGCGGCTGCGGCCGCCGCCGGCGTGGGCATCGGCCAACTATACCGGAACGGCTCCGCGTTGCTTGTGCGCGTGGTGTGATGGCAAGAAAGTTTAGAGCACTACCGTCTCAAGAGGAACTCCTGCGGCTTCTTGATTATAATCAGGAGGACGGAAGCCTTACATGGCGACTGAATGGGAAGACAGCAGGTACGGTGACGAAAGGTCGACATGACGGAAGCAATCGATATCTGGTGGTAGGGATCAGGCGTCAACAGTATGCATCCAATCGGTTGATCTTCAAGATGATGACAGGACGTGATCCTGCGGAATTTATAGATCACGCAGATGGCGACAATTTAAATATGAGATGGAGCAATCTCAGAGAGGCGACAAACGGACAAAATCTTTGGAATGCTAAATTGCGCTCTAATAACAAAAGCGGAATCAAAGGAGTTATGTGGGATAAGCAACATAAAAAATGGCGCTCCTATATTTCAGATGGAAATAGGCAAATTAAGCTTGGGAGGTTTGGTTCCATTGAAGAGGCAGCAAGAGTAGTGAATGATGCTCGCGTTCGCCTTCATGGAGAATTCGCTCGGATGAAGTAAGGATACAACCTATGAGTTTATTAGACATTTTCTCCAACGCTCCCGCGCAGGACGCCGCTGCCGCTCAAACTGCTGGCATCAATGCCGGCTATGGCCAGCTTTCCGATCTCTCTCAGCAAGGCCGCGGTGCGCTCACGACAAACTTTTCAGCCGCGTTGAAGCCGTTTCAGGCAAATTATGATGTAGCGTCTGGCGGCCAGCAGGCATACGCCGATGCGACCGGCGCCAATGGCCCGGCAGGACTTGCGCGGGCACAAGCTCAATTCCAGACGAGCCCGGGTTATCAATTCCAGCTTGATCAGGGCATTGGTGCTGTCAATGCCAACGCTGAAAAACTTGGTCAAGCCGCATCCGGCAACACCAATCTCGATCTTCTGAAATTTGGTCAGGGGTTGGCAAATACCGATTGGGGGAATTATGTCTCGCGGCTGCAGCCATTCCTGGGGCAGGCGAGCACAGCAGCGCAAGGAATTGGGACTGTCGATACAGGCCTCGGGACTGCCCTCAACGCCAATCTCACCAACCAAGGCAATGCCGCCTACGGGGCTAATACCTCCATCGGCAATGCAAACGCCAACGCTGATTTGGCGAGATACAACACCTCCGCAAATGCGCTCGGCGCGGTCGCTGGAGGTCTAGGACTGGGTGCCAATCTGTTCGGCAAGTTTGGATAAGGACAATCCCTGATGGCTGATAACTCCAATCCATATCTGACGGTCGGGGCTCCTAATTACGCTGGTCCCATGATGGACTGGCAGAAGATGGCGCAGGGGATGATGCCGCAGCAAGTAAGTCGGCCTCCCATAACGCCAGCGCAGGGGCCTCAGGGCGCGACGGCGGGGCAACCCAACATGGCGCAACAGCAGATGCAGGGGCTCGGCGAGAGGCTGCGGGCGATGTTTGGCGGCGGTCAGCCGGGGCCGCAGAATATGGTGCCGCCCAATGGTGCCAACGTGCCGGCCTATGGCCCTGGCATTGGTCCAGGCGGGCCGGTGCCGCTGATGCCGCCACAAGGGAACCCGGGGCTTTACTGACATGCCCGACTACAGCGTAGGAAATGCTCCTAGTGGCGCCTCTTATGCGGCGCCGTTGGTAGGCTTTCAGTTCGGGAAGGCTCTATCTGACTTGCCTGAGCAGTACATGCAGGGCCGCGAGCAATTCCGCAAAACCCAGATGGAGGACATGTTTCGTGATCCGGCGAACTTGCCGATGAAAGATGGACAACTTGATGTTAACGCAATCATTGCACGCGGCGCTCAAATTGGTGGCCTTCCATTTGTACAAGGTATGATTCCATTCTTGAACGATCTGGCGATCAGCAAGCAAGTTGGATCGTATCTTGGAGGAACTGATCGGCGGGCCGGTGATGGTGTCACTTATGCGCCTCCTAGTCGACCATCCAATGTCCCGAATGCTGCGGGAGCAAGCAATCTTCAACCGCAACCGCAAGATACATCTGGCAGTCAAGGGCCGCTCATCAACCAAGTCATAGCAGAAACATTGGGTTCTCGGGGACCGGAATTTTCTTCAGCAAGCATTCAGAGTCTTGCTCGGCAATTGAATATCGATCCACGTTCGCCGCTCAATCCGCGCCAAGTGCAGCAAGTGCAACGCGCATTGAGCCGATCAGCGTTGCCGGCTGGGCCGGAAATTGGAAATCAGGAAACCAATCAGCCAAACGTTGAGAATAGCGCTGCAGAAGTAAACGGTAATGCCGCGAGGCCATTGCCGGCCAGCGGTGTCTCTGGCGCGGCTGGGCCGTCACAAGGTGGATTTGCAGAACGCTTTGCTGGAGGCGAGCCGCAACGAGGTCTTGCGCCGGGAATTTCCGTACAAGAGGCTCAAAGGCTCGAAGATACCGGAAACAACCAGTTGAAGGCTTCTGTTGCTGCAGGGCAGATGAGCAAGCCAACTCTGGCTAATAATCTGAAAGCATTGGGTGAGTCTAATATAGCCCGCGCCAAACAGATGCGCGAGCAACTAGGCGAGGCATATAAATTCACGCCAGAGCAAAAGAAGGACCGAGATCCTGTTGTTCAGGCGCGCGAATTACAAAGGCAAGTTCAGGAAGGCGATATCAAGGTCAGTGAGAAGACTTATCCCGGCTTGCAGATGTTGGGGCAGACCGGGAAAATGGGCAATGACAAAATTGACCGTATGCGGGTACAGATGTCCGACCCTAATTTCTTTTCCGGCGCCGGATCGCAGATTGTAGAACGATTTAAACAATGGTCGGTATCGTTGGGCGGTAATCCGAACGCGGCGAACTCAATAGAAGAATTGCATAAAACTGTCAGTCAGATGTTGACTGACGATATCAAGGCCATGGGGGCTTCCGGTGCTGGTCCCGTGCGTGTGGCGGAAGTGCAAAACATGCAGAAAGGCATTGCAAGCCTAAAGCAAAGCCCTGCGACGGTGAGGTATCTTCTGGAAGAGCTCTATCGCACACATAACGATAATATGGAAATTGCGCGCTTGGCGCAGCAGTACAAGTCTAATCCGAGAGGACCCGGCTATCTTGACGCCAATTGGGACAAGATACGTGATCAATATTACCAGCAAAATCCTCTGTTTTCGAAGGAAGAACTCGCCGATCCTCGCCTCGTAGCGCCGCCGTTCTTGCCTCGCGCCATAGCAGCCGATCCGGTCAGGGCCAAAGCTTGGGAGAAGCAGCAAGGCTTAAAATCCGGCGATCCGATCCGCACCGAAGACGGAAAAATTAGGTGGGTGCGCTAGATGGCCGGACTTTCCGCTGTCACAGGACGGCCGATTGGCACGAGTGTAACAATTCGGCCCGATACGATGACGCCCGCCCCTCCGGGCGGCGCGGTCGATGCCGGCGATCCCTATGCGGCCTACTCTGACGCACCGCCTGCGCCTCCTAAAGCCGAGAACGATGACGTGTATGCGGCATACTCTGACAAGCCTCCACCGAAGAAGGAAGCTCCCTCCCGCGAGATTGGCCCTGGCGAGGCGGCTGGCCGCGGTGCGCTAGAGAGCATTACGTTCGGAGCATATCCGGCCATTGCCGGAATCATGGGCGCTGGCGGCCTCGACAAGGATGTGAAGGCAAGGTTTGAAAACCCTCACGCTGAGTTAGAAGCTCTGCTGAAGGGGCTCGGCAGGCTCGGCTACGAGCATCTGATCGCGCCCGCGCTCGGCATCGATGTCGGCGGCACCAAAGGGCTTGTCACGGGTGACAAGACGGGGCCGGCAACGCAGGAGTATCGCAAGGCCCGTGAAGCCGCGCTAGCCGAACAACAATCGGCTTTTGAGCAACAGCCAGCGGCGTCCATTGGCGGACAGGTTGCCGGCGCCCTCGCCACGCCCAGCTTTGGCGCCCTCAAAGGCGTTTCGGCGCTCGGCAAGATAGGACAGGCAGCGAAGTCCGGGGCGATTAGCGGTGGTTTATATGGGGCTGGCACGGCCATCGGCGAAGGCAAGGATGCATCCGAAATCCCATTGGAGGCGGGCAAGGGAGCGGTAACAGGCGGAGTGCTCGGCGGCGCCGGTGGTGCATTGTTGCAAGGCGCCGGCAAGGTGGCATCGCGCGTCGGCAACGTTTTCCGCGGCGCACGCGATCCTGAAGCGGAAGCGGCCCGAACTATTCTAGGGACGATGACACAAGACGCCTCTGCGGGTGGATTAGGCATTGATAGACCCACTTATGAGGCTGCGCAACGCAGCGGTTTGCCGATTACGTGGATGGATGTCGGCGGGCAGGCAACACGTGACGTCGGCCGTGCTGCATCCGATCTTTCGCCTGCCGCGCGAGGCGCTTTGGATGTGGCGACGGCTGGGCGGATAGAGGATCGCCCCGAGCGCATGCGAAATGTTGTCCATACTGCCATGGGCGGAAGGTTGGATGCTCCGCTAGAGCGGGAAACCCTCGAAAGCCAAGCGCGAGTATACAATAGGCCGAGATACGAACGAGCCTATGCGATAGGAAATCGCTCAATCACGTTGGATAAAGAGATTACAGAGTCCCCAACCATTGCCAATGCCATGCGCGCCGCAGAAACGAAATGGAAAGACTGGCAAGTCATAGATGGGATTGGTTCAAAGAACCCTCCTGCAAAGCCAAATCTTCAATTTTGGGATTATGCAGCCCGTGAATTGGCTGGAAAGGCGCAGGAAGCAAGACGGGCCGGAAATATGCAGGAAGCAGCTCGATATGGGGGGCTAGAACGGCGATTAAAGGACGATCTAGATAAACTGGTTCCAGAGTTCAAGGATGCTCGTTCTGGTGCGGCATCCTTCTTCAAGGCCCAAGATGCAAGCGAGGCTGGCGAGAAGTTTATTTTGATGAACGCTGATCCGCGCGAGGCCAGACGTGCGCTTGCGGCAATGAACCCTGCGGAACGCGAATTATTCGCGCGGGGATTTGCCGATAAGCTTGCGGAAGGCGCCATGAATCAAGCCAACACTCTTGGGACTATCAAAAAGCTCTTCACTACTCCCCGGGCTCGGGAGAAGATTGAGATCGCCGTTGGTCCCGCCAGAGCCAAGGAAATCGAGGTCGCCATGCGGGCTGAGACCATCGCCCAGCGCAGTAGAGACGCTCTCGGGAATAGTCAGACCGCTCGATATCAACAGATGATTCAAGCTCTCAAGACTGGTGGTGGGCATGGTGTCGCTGGCGGACTCGGTGTTGGTGCTGTCGGTGCCTTTGAAGCAGTCAAGGAGCAAGACTGGGACCCAAAAGCTCTCATCGGCGGGGCTCTCATCGCTGGCGGGCTCAGGTATGGGGCTCATAAAGTCGACACGAAAGTCTTTCGGGCCATCGGTGAAATGCTCGCTGCCGACCCCGCGGCAAACCCTGAGATGTTCAGGAAAGGCGTCCGCGCTGTCGCCCGGTCCCCGCAGTTGTTTAACGCTCTGCGTAATGGCACGGAAGTGGGGACGAGGGTCGCGGCGCACGATATCGGGTTCGGACGGGTCGCTGCCGGTACGGCAGCAGCGTTGGACTATATAATGGCGGAAGAAGAGGCCCACCACCATCCCCAGAACGACATAAATCCAATCACCCAGCCAGGAAACCAGTAGATAGAGAGCCGCCGCAATGAACGCTAAAAAGCTGATCAATCGGGTTCCCCTTCTGGCGCTTTTCTATCTGCTTGGCGCGTCCTTCGCAAGCGCGCAAGGCACGCTAAACGTAATGCTCACGCAACAATTCTCGTTTTCCGGGTGCAGTACGACCGGCCAAGCATGCGGAACCCCACTTTCTGGCGGTCTTTTATATTTCTATCAAGTTGGAACGGTGGCAACCCCTCAGAATTCTTTTCAAGACACCGCTTTGACAATTCTTAATCCATGGCCTTTGTCTCTTGATGCCAATGGCAGAGTTCCTCCATTTTATCTAGCTAATGGTTCTATTCACGTCAGATTGACAGATGCCAGCGGCATCGTTCAATTCGATGTGCCGTCCACTTTGGTCATTGGCCCTTCCGGTGGCGGCGGCGGTGGTTCCGGCATTGATCCGACCACGATTGCGTCAACCGGGGACATCAAGTTCCGGGCTACGTCCGAGACGATAGCGGGATGGGTCAAGCTCAATGGTCTTACGGTTGGATCGGGTTCGTCTGGAGCTACTGGTCGCGCCAATGCGGATACACAACAGCTTTTCACGCATTTATGGGTTAACTGTCCTAACGCCCACTGTCCGGTAAGTGGAGGACGTGGCGGCACAGCGGCGGGTGACTTCAATGCCAACAAGACAATTACGGTCCTAGACTTGCGTGGCAGAGCCCCCTGGGGGCTTGATGACATGGGAGCTTCTGCCTCTGGGCGTCTTCCTGCCGGTAACGTGACAAGCGGCAGCGGCGATACAGCGATTACTCCCAATGCGACAGGTGGCGAAGCAAATCACGTTCTTACTACAGCCGAGATGGCAGCTCATCAGCATAATGTATATTTTTCTGATCCAGGGCATACGCATCAATTTGCTGCGGCAGCGTTAGGGCAGCCGGGCGGAACAGATTTTTCCAGTGCTCCAGGAAATCTTTTATCAAATATAACTTCGTCAACTGGTGCCAATAATTCTGTAGTTGGATGGGTTGGAAGTTCCCCAGGTACAAATGATTCCTTGACAGGTGGGGTGGGTAGCAATTCACCGCACAACAATATGTCCCCGTTCATCCTCGGAAGCTGGTACATGAAATTATAGGTTGTGAGATGTACATCTTTCCTGTCCAGCTTCAGACGTTCAGCAATAGAGAAGACTGTCTCTTGACTGTGTCGATCTTTGATGACGACACAGGTCAGGCGGTCGATCTGGATTTCACCACAGTAGCAAATATGTTGCCGTTTACAGCAGCGGCATGGACGGTGACGGATGGTGCGATTGTCACGACGTCGGCAACCTCGATCACTATCCCGGTCTATCCGATTGGCAACCAGCTTTCCGCGCTATCGCTGACGGTCGGGACTGGGCTCGCCATCGCTGCCGGCGATCCCATCAGAATACAGGACACGGCAACCGGCCTGAATTTCCTCACCGGCTATGTGCTGTCCTACACCTCGTCCAACGGTGCGCTATCGGTCCAGATCGGATGCACGTTCGACTTCGAGATCAGGCGCACTGGGCCCCGGTTCACGACCGGTGGCTACACGCCATATTTCGATTTCGGGGTGCCTGATGAGTACGGGCCTATCTTGCAGGCTCAACTCGGCACTGGCATCCAGATCATCGATGTGGGGATCATACAAATCCTGATCCCGGCTGCGACGTTCCAAAAGCTGCGTGGCGGCACTTATCAGGCGGCGCTCATCATGTCGGACTCGGTCAATACCCGGCAGGTGTTCGTTGCCAATCTCCCGGTTGCCCATGGCGGCGTAGGCAAGGTGCCGATTGCGAACGCCTCTGCTAACCCATACAATCCGAACATCTTTTGATCGGAACAGCCGATGACGCTGCCAGCAAATATCCGGGTCAATACAGGGGTTCCCTTCCCGTCTCTCGTGACGAGTACGGCGCCTGTTACCATCACTAAGAAGAACGGTATATGGACGGCGGGGCTCTCCTTTAATGTGATTGGTCAGCAAATCCCGCCTCTACAGGATTATCCAACGGATTATTTATTGTTGTTTGATGCAAATCGACAGACATTCTTCAAGATGTCTCTGGCTACATTGATTTCTAATATTGTTCCACAAAATGTCCCTCCCATCCGCATGGCAGCATCCAATCCGACGATTGCTGCAACAAATTCCGATGTAGAGATAGGCGTCGATACTAGAACAACGTCTGTATCTGTTACGTTGCCAAGTGCTGCCTCGTGGGCATTGTCAAACCAAAACGGCGTATCGCTTACCTTGGTAGACATATTTGGAAATTCACTAGCAAATAACATAACCCCAGTTCTTAATGGAGGAGATATATTCTACTATGCTGGCGTACCTAAAGTTCAAGCCGACTATGGAGTATTGGGACTTAGGCCCGCCGGATCGCCTATAAACGGATGGTACATAAAAGGAATAGACTGATGCTTAGGGTTATTCTTGCTTCCATTCTTGCGGCAGTTTGTACGACTGCTACATACGCACAGTCATCTGCCGTATTGCCCGGGAATTCCGTGTGGGGAAATCCGACCGGCGCCCGTGCTCAGGCAAAGCCGATGTTGCTGGCCAATCCGCCCTTTGCTCCAAGCGCAACAGTGGATACGACGAACGCCGCCAACATCACGAGCGGGATATTGCCTATCCCTCGACTGTCTGGCTCCTACACTGGCATCACGGGCACCGGAACGCTTGTGGCAGGGGCGACTGGGGCAGGCTTCACGGTCGATCTAGGAACATCCACCGTGCTCGGGGTTCTGACTGTTCCCAATGGCGGAACCGGAGCTGCGACATTTACGCCCAACCTTCCACTGATCGGCAACGGTGCAAGCGCGATTGCGCAAGGTAGCAGTAGCGGCAACACCACTAAATTTGCGACAGTAACCGGAGCCTTTACGCCGGGCGATTGCGTCAGCATTGATGCGAGTGGGAATGTCGTGGCGGCCGGCGGCGCGTGTACGACAGGCGGCGGCGGCGGCACGGTTGCGGCGTCCACGATTGGGCAGGTTCCAGTCTACACAGCGGCTACGACGGTCACGGGCAATCCTGCGCTCACCTCTAGTGCCGGCGCTCTGACGGTCGGCGTTCCCAACACAACGCTCGGAACGATCACGCTCGAGGGCAATGCTAGCGGTGCTGTGACGATCCAGCCGCAGGCGGTAGCAGGGGGGTGGAATTTTAATCTACCGACTAGCGCGGGAACCGCGGGACAGGTGCTGACTTCGCAAGGTGGCGGATCAACCGCGATGACGTGGACGAGCGTCAGCGGTGCCTCTGGCGTCGTCAGTGCCGGCTCGATCAATCAATTGGCTTGGTATGCCGCCAATGGCAGCACGGTGTCTGGCCTCGCGACCGCCAACAATGGAACGCTCGTCACTTCGGCTGGTGGGGTTCCCTCGATCGGCTCGACATTGCCGTCTGCGGTGCAGAGCAACATAACATCGCTTGGTACGATTACTTCAGGGGTGTGGAACGGCACGGCTATTACAGGGTCGAACATTGCAGCCAATACAGTTACAAACTCCAATCGGGCGCAGATGTCAGCGACTACAACTTCATGCAATTCGACTGGCTCGACAGCCAATGCTACGGATTGCAGTGTCGCTACGATGCAGACCATGCTTGGTTTGCCAACGGCTTTTTCTGTAACGAGAGCGAATATTCCAACAACCAGTTTTCCATCTACATTGAATTCGTTTGTGTCTGCTGGATATGCAACCGCCAACGATAGGGGTGCCGGTTGTATTTACGTGCGTGGCACGAGCGCCAGTCCCGGAGCTATTCAGGATGCAGGAAGTAATTATTGGGGATTACCTATTGGAAAAGCATATGACGTTGGTTGCTTTGGCGCAAAAATGGACGGAATCACAAATGACACGGTGGCCGTTCAGGCGGCATTGAATGCTCCCCCTACTGGAGCCGGAACGACAAGACTTGTAACCTTTCCCGGTGGCACAACAATCCTGGATTCGGTTGTCATTCCGTCCAATACAACAGTGCGCGGCAGTGGCAAGACGGTGATACAAGCCGGCGCTACCACTACACAGATATTCATTATTACGGATGCGGTGGAAATAATCAATGTTCTTATAGAAGATTTTCATTTTGTTTCCTCGACCGGAGAGACAGGAGTACAAACTGCCGGCGCCTTTGTGATATTTAACAATTGTTATAATTGTGAGTTGGGAAAGTTTTTTGCAAACGGTGCCTGGGATGTGGTGATTATCGAGGGAACCAACAATTCGAATGTTCGCGTCCATGATGCGTATATTTTTGGCACAGTCGATGCCGGAATTACGGTATCCGGAGGAGCTGATCAATATATCCATCACGTAGTAATGAACAATCAACGCCCGCCGGCCGATGCCACTGGGGGCACCCAGCCTAATTACGGCATCAAGGTGACAAACACCGGAGGACTTTGGGTATCCGATAGCGATATTTCATATTCAGGCAACGGAATTGGTTTGGTCCCTACGTCAGGTCGGGTTGAAAATGTGTTTATTGGAAACACAGCGATTGACAGCAATAATGGTCAAGGATTGCTCCTGCAACCCACCTCCGGAGCGAATGTTTACAGTGTATTTTTAACCAATTCCTGGACCTCTAACTCGCGCGGGTCTGGTATATATAGCGCTTGTTCAGGTGGCGGCACCGTTGACGGTGTAGTAGCTGTGGGAAATCGCGCTATAAATAACGGAGGCCATGGGGCCGAAATACATTGCGGAAGCCATTACACTTTCAATGGAAGTTCGTGGGTTGGTAATTCCAATCCTGGTAATGGTGGCGCTGGTGGAGTTCTAAATGGAATCTCCATATTCAGTGGGGTAAGCCACGTTACGGCCATCAGCAATACATTTGCTGGTTTCGGGCAGACAAATTTCCAGGCAAATGGCATTGTCATTCAGGGGCCGTCTAACGATTATTATAACATTTATCTCAATGATTGCACGGGTGGATATTCGCTATCATGTGTTGCTGACGGCGGAACCGGAACACATAAGAACATCGGATTAAATCTCCCGTGACCGATCCTCTTGATGTAATGCGGCAGATCACCGGCACTACCGAGGCCTCGGCTAATAGCACGATTGTAAGTTGGGCCAAGAAGGTCGGCGAGCTATTTCCCGACATGGCGTCGTATTGTGCCAACTATACCAGCAGCACGATTGCGTGGTGCGGCGAGTCGATGGGCTACTGCATGGCGATGTGCGGCATTCGGCCGCCATACAATCCGTCCGATGATACCGGGAGCTTCTTCTACGCGCTTTCGTGGCGAGGTTTTGGCACCCCTGTCTCTTCCCCGCAGCCCGGCGATGTGCTGGTGTTTGCGTGGTCCGGTGGCGGTCATCACGTCACGTTTTACGAGAGTACGCAGGGGTCTTCCTACGTATGCCGCGGGGGGAACCAGAGCGATTCGGTTCGACTTTCGACTTTCCCGGCCTCGAGCTGCATTGCCATACGGAGGCCGCCGGCCGTTTCGGCAATACCTGTAACTGCGCCAATCGGAGCGCCGGTGACGATGCATAGCGGCATTACTGCCACGATGTTCGGCGGTTCGTCCGATCCGAACACATCTGCCTATGATGGCCACGTCATCACGGACACCGAGCTCGGCGTCGCGCTGCCCTATCACTTCAAGGGCGCGAGGCCTCAGGTCCGCGTCTGGAAGGATAGCCGTTCGGTCATTTGCTCCATCGTTGACGTCGGGCCCTGGAACACGAACGATCCCTATTGGCAGACCAACGCCCGCCCGCAGGCCGAGAGCGGAACCGACATGAGCGGCCGGCACACCAATCTCGCTGGCATCGACCTGACGCCCGCCGCAGCCAAGATACTTGGCATAGACGGCAAGGGCATCGTGAGTTGGGAATTCGTAGACGACACGCCCGCACAGAAGGAGCCAACACCCGTGGCACAAATCGACATCAACGCTATTTTGGCGGCGATCCAGCCGCAAATCCAGGCTCTCATCCAGCAGGCTGTCGCCCAAGCGGCGGCGAATGCTGCACCCCCTGCGGCGTCCGTCCCGGTGGTCATCGCCCCGCCGCCGATTGTCGCACCCACGGCGCCTGTACAGATCACCATGGCCAGCACGATCGCGCATATCGAGCCGGTGCTGACGCTATTCAACAAGTCTATCGCCGGCTTCATTCCGCCGCCCTATAACCTTATCCCGTTGGGATTGGCAGGGGTTGGCCACATCATCGCGGCAAGCAGCGGACAAGTTCAAGCGACGCCGGATAGCATCGGACAGGCGGTCAACGATATCGCCCAGGCCGGTCTCGGCGGCCTTCATGCTGGCGGCATCAATCTTCCTCCCTGGCTCACGGCCGTTCTCGGAGCGCTACATCCGGTCGCCACAGTCGATCCGGCTGCCAAATGAGCCTGTACTGGACCATGCTCTTTGTGGGCTTTGCGGTCCTCGCGATCGCGGGCGAGACATATGCCCTGCAGACCAATCGGACCACGATGAGCCGGTACATCTGGAACGCCAGCAAGGCATTCCCCCCGCTGCCGCTATTCGTTGGCTTGGTCGCTGGGTTCTTGTTCTGTCATTTCTTTTGGGGCGGAATAGTGTACTTTGCTCCCCCATGACTATGCCGGATCACAACAATGAACTCAGAGAGCGCTTGCATCGCGTCGAGGTGAAATTGGAGAACTTGACTATTGTGGTTGCGCGGGGGCGTGGCATTTTGATCACAATAGGTGTTATCTTTGGGGCGGTTGCAGGTTCGCTGCTATCTTGGGTATTGCGCAACAATTGAAAGGATACCTCATGGCCACCGATACTCGCTCTCCTATCCCCCTAGATATGATTGGCGGCATCCTGCGTGCCGTCGTGCCGCCAGCGCTCGCTTATGTGGTCGCCAAAGGATGGATTCCGCAGGAGTCGGTGGGCGATGTTCTGGCGGCATTGTCGGCTGTCGGGGCGGCTATCTGGTCGGTCTACAATAAGACCGACTCATCGAAGATCGCCGCGGTGGAGGCCATTCCGGATGTGTCGAAGATCGTTGCCGTGGCTTCGCCAAATCCCGATGGAGCTGTTGCGGCGGCAGCGGATGATCCAAGCCGGCCGAAGGTTATCAACTCCGCCATGCCGTCTTCGGCCGCAACCGCGGCCAGCCGTAGGGTGACGATATGAGCCAACCTCATCGAATTGCAGGTGCCGGGCACGTTCATCGGAGCGGGATAAGGTGATGAGCATTTTTCTCGTCGTCATCCTCATCTTGCTCATTCTCGGGTGCCGAAACGAACAAAGCAGCTATTGCGGACGCTCTGTCAGCGAACACGCCGTGATGGATCAACCTCATCCCGTCGAATTGCAGGTGCCGGGCACGTTCATCGGTCTTAACCCGCGGGGATGGGGTCCTCTGATCCTGCAGCCCTGCCAATGCCGTGCGTGCGTCCGCATCCGAGCCTTCAACGAGGGGAGGCTTGCGAAAGAGGCTGACCGATGAAGCGCGCCCTTTACCTCAACGGATCGAAATGGGCTGACCTCGGCCCGGAGCGCGACTTACGCTGGCTCTGCCTGATCGCCCATATCGCGATGATCGTCTGCGGGGGGTGCCGTGACCGATGAATCCACGCAGCCATGGATCGTTCGAAATCCCGTTGTCATTACGGCGCTGATTTCATACGCTTTTGGCGTTTTTGCGTGGGGCTGGCACATCAGCGAAGTAGTATCGGTTGAAACCGAGCGGGGAATACAACGCAATGAGCGCGTTATGGAAGATGCGCGCCGCATCGGTGTGTTAGAACAGCAAGTTCCTATTTTATCTGCGCTCGTGGTTCGCATGACTGCCGTGGAGAAGGAAAACGACTCCCAGAGTCGCCGCATAGACACCATGGACAGCCAGGGCACGAGGATGCTGACGACGGTCGAGAACCGGCAGTCCGACGTGCTGACGCGCCTTGCTCGCATCGAGCAGTATGTGGTGGAAAACAACAAGCGGCTTGACGGCATTGAGCAAGCAATTCGGACATTACAAGTGCCTCACCCGCCGTAAGGAAATTTCTGTGATATGGGTCACGCCGAATAGGCTCCACGCGAGTTACCCTATGGCGAACGGCGACAGATCGAAGCACTCCGAGAAGCCGCTCGTCGGGACTGAAAATGCTATCGTCCGTGAAATAATCGAGACTTACGAGCGCCGGCGATGGTTGCGTGAGAGGGCTGACATATGGGCGCGGTGGGCGCTGGCTATTATACCGATAGCAATCACTATCTATGTGACATGGCAGGCGAGAGGTGGCAGGTGAGGCTGCTGAAGCACATTGTTCCGATTGTCACCATCTCGGTGGTGACGATCTTCTTGATCTTGCTGTTCGACCGCCGCCAAGCCGTCGAGACGCTCACGATACGGTTCGTCTCCGCCCCGGTAGTCGCTGGTAAGCCCGTCATGGTGCAATGGACGGTGATTGAGCGCCGGCACGGCTGCGCCGGCAAGGTTTATCCAATCTGGATTGATAGCAGCGGGACCGTTTTCGATGCGAAGGTGGACATTGTTCCGTTCCGAGACGTCAAGGGCGACGATCCCCAGACATTCCGCCGCCCCCGCATAGTTCCGATCGGCTTGATGCCGGGAGACGCCACCTTCGCGCCATGGGCCGAGCGATGGTGCAACCCGGTGCAGGAGTGGCTGTGGCCGATGCGGGACGAACTCCCGAAGGTAAAATTCACGGTATCGGCGCCGCCCTAGCCACACACTCGACTGTCACCACCATCCGCATTTGCGCCATGCGCAGCCTCACCGTGTCGGCTTCCGTTAGGCAGGCATCTTCGGTCGAATGGCTCCATGAGCCGGTTCCGATGTGGACCGGACCGGAGGCGGAAGCCTGCAATACGAGGACAACCCAGATCAGCTTTATGGTCTTGGCCCGCGATTGTTTGTGGACTTGATCTGTAGTAAGTTTGCGCTTCGTTCACCAGCGAGGGGACGCATGCGGACTGTATTGATTGCTGTTGCGGCCGTCTGTCTTCTGGCAAGCGCTGCCGCGTGGGCACAGGTGGGGATACCTAACGGATGCGCTCCGGGGATTCCCAATACCGTCCAAAGCGTTCTGGAATTGTTAGGTATTCCGGGATGTGGTGTTGGGGTGCCTGCTGGCGGGTCATCTTCTGGCCCGCCTCCCGTGGGATGTGTCGGAACGGGATACGATTTCACCAAATCCTGCAACAGCCAATACATAGTGGTGCTCTGATATGAGATATTTATTCGCTTTCCTGATGTTGGTTCCGACCATTGCATTTGCACAGACACCTGCGCCGCCCACTCGCACCTATACACTCACAATGACTGCGGATGAGGTCAACACCGTTTTGAATAAAATCGGCGAGATGCCGTGGAAAGACATCAATCCGGTGCTCCAAAAATTGATCGGGCAGATAAACGCCCAGAACGGCCCTTCCACATCTCCTACGCCACCTACCGCTCCAAAGGAGTGATTCAGATGTCAGCCCGCCGCATTCTCCTTGGGACGACCGCCTTGGTGTTGTTCGCATCCAGTGCGCTGGCTGCGGACAATGCGACGCTGATCACGCCTTGCGCTGCTGGCTGCGTCACTGTCAGGTCTATTGACACGACAGGGTCGGGCGGTCCCATGGTGCCTGTTGTAGCATTGGGTTCCACGACGGGAGCCACAATCGCCACAATCGCCGGCACGCCAAACACGACTAGCGTATTGTCTGTTCAGGGAACGACTGGTGGGACAACGCTTCCGGTGACGGCTGCGCAGGCGACCGCCGGCAATCTCAACGCAACTGTGGTAGGAACCGGCACCTTCGCCGTGCAGGCAACCGGCACAGTGACCGCCAACGCCGGAACCAACCTCAACACATCGCTGCTGGCCCTCGAAGCCGGCGGCAACCTCGCAGCCATCAAGCCCGGAACTGATCGGTTGATTTCGTCGGCTACGAACATCGTGGCGGGCTCTGCGCTAGCTACGACCTCGTTCATCATCGGAACGCGCTACCTTTCAGCTCCGCCCACGTTTTCAAATGGCCAAGAAGGTGCCTTCCAGATTGACGCCAACGGGCGGATGCTGGTCACCGCCAATGCTACGCTCGGCGCCGAGACAACCAAAGTCATCGGCACTGTCCGCAATCTCGGAAACGTAGGCGGCGTGCTCGACGCTGTGGTGGGGGCCACCTATCCGGCAAATGCGCTGGCGGTTGGCGTGCTCAATGGCTCAAATATCGGACGCCTGGTCGGCGACGAGACGAGCGGTTTATGGGTGAACATCAAGGCTGGCGCCGGCAGCGGCGGAACAGCTATCGCCGATAGAGCAGGATGGACGGTTAGCAGCACCAACTTTACCCTAACAGGTGGCGAGTTTACATCTGGCGGCGCCACCACTTGTCCGACTGCTTCAGCTTGCACCGTGGCAATGACGGCCACGCGCGGACTGTTCCAAGACATGAACACCTGGGCCGAGACCAGCCTTGGTGTTCCCACCGCGTATGGCGTCGCGCCGACGACAGGCAACTACATCGGCGTCAATGCCTTTGTGACGAACGCAACGGCGGCAATTGGCAATAACGCCGACGGTGTTACGGTCACGACGGGTGGCAACAGCCCGACAATATCTTACCTTGAAGGATTCAATGGAACGACTTGGGATCGTTTGCAGGTAGATGCCAGCAAGTTTTTGAAAGTAAATGTCTCGGCGGGACTTGCTGTCCCGGCATGGGGCCATGTGGCGGTCGCCGCCGCTCCTCCGACTGGAGCAACTTATATTGGTGTCCTGGGTTCTGGTGCAACAGGCGGACACGTTGCTGCGCCGATTGGGTGTGATAGTCATATATTTAAGCACATCACATCGGCAACTGATACATTAGCAGTTCAGGGGGTTGCATCGCAGTCTGTTTATGTGTGCGCATGGCGCGCCCGTGCTGCCGGTGTAGCCACATGGTTCCTTGAGAATACTGCATCTGCCAATGCCAACTGTTCATCGGCCAATACCCAGATAACAGGAGTTGCAACGGAAGCGGCAAACACTGGTGAAATCTTCGCTCCTCCGTTTTGGACAGGTCTGAAAAACACCGCTGGAAACGGCCTTTGCATCAACAGCACCGGAACGGGTGGTGTCGATGTTGATATTTGGTACGCGCAATTCTGAGGTATCGGATATGTTGAAATCCCTTACAGCAACAATTCTGCTGATTCTTGGCTGGCTGACGCCGGCGTTGGCGGCAGTTGGAGTTGATACGGCAAACTGCAAACCTAACCTTAATGACGATCACATCCCTGGAACAACATCGCCGCAATCCACCGGAAATGTTTACACGGTAACCACCGGGTTCCCTGGGATGCTGGTCATGCTTATGCCCGACATTGGGACTCTCACTACGCCACCAACCATAACCAGCGTGGTGTGGGATGCGGCCGGCGCCAACCAAGCTCTGACGCTTATTGGATCAATCATATCTGGCGGGGCCGTTGGCCAGGGTGTTTACCTTTATGGTGCCGTGGGGATTACCGCGGGCGCCACCAAAGCGATCACTGTGACCAGTTCGGCGAATGTGGCTAAACTATTTCTTAACATGTGCACGTTTAGTGGGGCCTTGAACGCGACCGTTGCGGCGACCTTCACCAACTTCACAACTGGGGTCGCCGTGACCACCGTCAACGTGACCAGCGCCACGGGGAACATTGTGGCTGGTGGGATTGCTACAGGAGCTGGCATTACCCCGATGACGGGAACAACAATTTTCCTGGATAACATAAATGGGACGAATATGAATGCCGCCGCAAATTACGACAACGGCGCCGCTACCGTTACCATAGGGACGACCGTGGCGCCGACTACCGTTCTCGCTTATGTGAATGTCGTCGCATCAGGTGGCGCACCTACGCCCGCGCCGATGATGCAGTTGTTGGGAGTAGGGCGATGATACGGGTTGTTCTGTCATTCATCCTCTTAATGATGGCAGCGCCGATTGGCGAGGCTCAGTGGGCTATCTTCCAGGCGAGCACCACAGCTAGCAGCGGTGGCGGCGGAACCGGCAATGGAGGCGGTCCTAACCTACGCGTAGCCGACATCTACGGCGTGCCCAACTCAATATCGCCGTCCTCTTATTATGTCCCTGGGATTGCCTCCCAGGGTGTGACCACGGCGGATTTCTATAATTCGGATGGATGGTATTCTGCTCGGCCTTATGACCTCACACTGTTCGGTCCGGTCGGGCAGGCTGCGGCAGCGCAGCATGGCCGATACTACTGGCCGATGACGCCGGATCATCCTAATAGCATCTTAAGCAGCTGGTCGGACGGAATGGACTTGAAGGGGGGGTTCGGGACAGACCCTCAGATGCCGCCCCGCGCCATCAACATGCAGGTGATGCCGCTTTCCGATGCATCAATACCCCTGAGCAACAACAGCGTCACCAATCCATTTACCACCAACAATTCTACGATTTATCAAACTGGATTTCTTTACTACGATCCTGAAGATACTGGCAACACCATTCACTGGATGGGAGAGGGGGCGGATCAGGGTGCCACCGGTCCCGGCATCGTGTTCACGGGCACCACGACAAACACCTCGCCGATCGTGACAGGAATCGCGGATACATCCAAAATCTCGGCTACCTATCCGGCAACGGCTGCAACCGGGATTCCGGCGAACACCACCGTTCTATCGGTAGACAGCGCAAGTCAAATCACGCTGAGCAACAATGCGACGGCTTCAGGGTCTAGAACAATCACAGCGCATACGTTTGGTGGTGTTGGGCACTACGCGACCACTCTCCGAACCAATGATCTGCTCAATTGGACGTTATTTGGACCTTCCACGATGAATCCCGGATCGAACGACTTCACCAGCTTTCAACGTCCTACGCGCATATCGGCGGGCAATTGGATATCGTACGCAGCGACCAACTATCGGGCGTTCAGCCGCCTCACGGGACCTCCCGGAGACAGCGGCTTGGATGCAAACGGATGGCGTTCGCTTGCTGGCGTGTCTACGTCAACGGACGGCCTCAACTTCGTGCGGCCAGAACCGGCTTCTTACATCGACACGCTCTACCATGTAGGAACGCGACGATTTAATGCCGGCGGTCAATGGGATCAGGTAATCATCTCTGGTCAGCAATGGCTGACTACGGCCGAAGATGCCAGAAACATCCTTATTACTGCGGCAAATCCGGCTGTGGTGTCAAAGACCGCACACGGACTTGTGGCCGGAAATCAGATCACGCTTGCGGCGGTGCCGTTTCCGGGTGGTGGACCTTATACCGCAGACCTCGTTAGCGGATCGAGCTGCATCACCAACTTTGCCCCGGCAATCGGCAGCAGCGTGGAGGCAGGCAACAAGTTGTCCTCCAATCCCGTGTTTTACACGGCAGGTGGGGCCATCATCGTGGGCATTCCACCAAACACAGTCGTCACATCTGTTGGAGTGTGTGGAGGGGCCAACAGCATCCAGATCAATAACAACGTCACCGTGAATGCGACGGGAAGCCCAATCGTGTTCCTCATATTGCCTATCCCGCTCGTGGACGGACAAACGTATTTCGTCAAGACTGTTCTTGACCCTGACAGCTTTACAATTTCTGCCACCAATGGCGGGGCGGCAATAGACACGTCGATCGCCACTGTGAACCCCTGCATAGACAAGTCTACACCCGCGCTGTGCAATGTGCCCAACGGAGGCATGTTTGTGACGCGCGTTGCGGTTGACAGCAACTTCAATATTCTCGCCTCGCCGGCGCCGGTTAGAGTGTCGGATGCCTATTTTGGCGTATGGCCCGGTCCGACCTACCTTCAAGCAGTCAATTCATATCTGGAGAGCGGGGTATTGACTTATTACGCCACCAGAGGCTTTTTTGTGTCGTCGCCTGCCTTTGGTCTTCCTTGGGGCGCCACATATTTGAACGGTGGTGCGCTTCAGCAGCAGTTGCTCGATATCTACAGCGAGTGCATAGACGTGGCGCTTTGCTATGCCTCCGCCCCAATGGGCTTGACGGCGAGTGCAGCCGCGGGCGTCGTGACGCTGACTTGGAACGATACGCGACCGAACCAGAACTACCACCTTTATTATGGGTTCTCGCCGAGTTCCCAGCCGAACCTGATTGGTTCCATTACCGGGCTCACGACGACTTATACGCCCTATCTCCAAACGCCTGCGACCATGTATTTCAAGTTGGTGTCGCTGGACAATAGCAGCGTGGAGCAGGGCTCACGGGTGGTGTCGGCCTACGTCAGTTCCTCCACCGCGTTCGTCAACCAACACATTGCCCGGGCGCTAGACGATGGCGCCGATCCAGCGACGATTGATCGGAACAAACTCGATACCGTAGACGCTTGGATTACTTCCAATGGCTTGCATAATATGCTTGAGAATTGGGTAAGCGCCAGCTTTGGCGTCAAACAGGATACCAGTGGCATCGTGACAAAGGTGTACGATCTCGGTACGACGCGACATCCGGCCTACAACGATCTTTGGTTTTGCTCCGGTGCCTTTCCGTGCAATGGGGCATCGAACACCACATATCATCCGACCGGCTTGAACAACAATACACCAGCATGGACGAATAACGCCGCAAATGCCTTCGGCATAATCGGCGGCGTGATGGACGCCAGCAATCACAACGGCAGGATGAACCACATCCGGCGCAAGGTTGAGGTGTCTGTCTTTGCCTCCTACGCAAAGACAGCGTCCGGCACTGATATCACTCTATTAGGGATAGGCGAATTCAGCGGAATGCACCTTCAACATTTGGCGGGAACGCCCGGGACGGCATCGTTTACGTTGTACGATGACAGCTTAACGCCGCAAACCGCAACGATTGCTGTTCCCACCTCGGCAACGACTCCGCACATCATCGGGGGGACGTTCGGCTGTGGCGCAACGCCGGCAGTAACGTGCCCTGCGGACACCAGCCCCGGGAGCCTAAATGTTTATATAGACGGTGTGCAGGGATCAACGCCGTCTCCGGCACTGCACTACAACGCCGGACTTTCGCTCTCAACAACACTCAAAGGTCAGCTTGGGGGAGTTGCCAACATCCAGTTTTATGTGAGTGGCGCCAAGGATTCAAAATTTAACTATGGACTTCCATCTACTTATGTCATGGACGACAGCAGCGCGGGCTTTACAATGTCGGACCTGATCATCTTCTCCAAGGAATTGACGCCGACACAGGCGGCGTCATTGACGACACTGCTGCAAGGCTTCGTCTCGCCGCCGACCGCGATTACAGCCGTGGCCGCTGGTGGCATCTCCATGGGCTCTCCGGCCGTCTATGACATCACCGCAATGCCGTCAGGCGCTAGCGCTACCTGCAACACCGGCACACCGGCAAATGACAGTCCTGCATTTGCGAATTTTCAAACTCTGGCGTCGGCCTGGGATGCGGCTAACCCCGGCGCTACGGGATCGATTGTGCTCAATATCCCGAATAGCACATGCTGGTTTTTGGGTTCGACGGGTATTGCGCCATTCAAGTGGGTCATGAACCCAAGCGGATATGCGGGACAGGCTCGGGTGAGGGTAGTCGGCGCCGGAACTTCGTCTAAGCTGAGCGACGGCGGCACGGGCGGCGGGTTCTTTCCTGGCGGGGGCGGTCAGTTCGGAAATAACACCAGCCAAACGCGTGTGACAACGGTTAGCAAGGGGGCAACTGCATTGAATTTCACCGCCTGCCCTGGGGCGGGATGTGCGGCGGCTCTAGCGCTATTTGCCCCGGGCGCACCAGTCCTGATGACTGGGGTAGATTTGCAAGGCGAGGGTCAGCCGACCAATCCTGCATTCTGGGATTTTCTGACTGTCGCGACCGTGACCGCGACGGGCGTAACAGTCACCACACCGATCACTCACGATTACAAATCCACTTGGCCAAATTATTCCACGGGTAACGGTTTCCAACCCGATCAGGGCGGTCCTGGAACACTTTATGTTCTCGATCCGACATGGAATGTAAGTATCGAATTGAATAGACTGATCTTGGATCAAGGTGCTGGTGCCGGCGGGAGCGTGACAAATGGCAAAAGTGTAACGCTGAAGAACGTGGTTATCACGAGTGCCGCAACATCGTGTCAGGGGCCATCCGTCAATGGGTTCCTTGCGTGGATCAACGTAACTGCCACCAACTGCACCGTAGAGGTAGACAAACTTATTGACACGTTCGTCTTACAAAATGTCACCGCGATAACAAACGTTGATTGGCAATCCGCAAGCGCGAAACAGTTCATTGCGAGCGAGGTAACCGCCTCCTCGTTCTTGGGTGCTGGTGGGATCAATAACATTGTAGCCAATTCCTCGCCCGCTGAATTACATCTCGGATCGCACGGATACGGCGCGTCGTACGGACGAGACTATATCATCGGGAACAACATCCCGATCCTTATTGTGGGTAGCGCATCGCAAAGCATGATCAACCTGCGCGGTACTTGGTCGGGCGGCGTGCTCACAGTGCCGCCGAACTTCACTTTTAGCGCGGCGCAAAATAGCTCCGCAGCACCTTGTAGTGCCGCTCCTGGAAACATCTGCCTGACTGTAAGTTCGACTACGGGATGGTCTACCGGAATGGCGACAGACACCATCGTATTGAGTGGTTCCGCGTCATGTCAGGGCGATTGGATTTTGACTGTTGTCGATGCTACTCACGTCATCCTGAATGGCTCGACATTCGCCGCAACCTGCACCGGAGGCAGCGCCACGCTGCCGCTCAAATGGGCCGTTCCTGGGGCCAATCTCTATTGGGATGGCGCAAACGCCTCGCAGGGTCCGATGGCTCAGGTGCTCGACGTGGGAGCCTCGGGAGCGAATACAACGGTCACAACGTCTTTGGCTGGCGCCTTTCCTACCATGCCGCTCAATAGCGGTGTCGCTACCGTCAAGGTTCAATCGGTGCCTCAGGTATTTGCCGGCGGGAACTATGGCTCGGCTGCGGCCATCGATCTCAACCAGATGCCTGCGGGCGCTCCATACGGAAGTTACAGCAAGCTGATCGTGGCCGGTACAAATGGAAGCTATGCGTCAGTGCCGGCCGGTGGCTCGCCCACTGTCACGGGCAACCCCTCGACGCCCTATACGGTGCCGGTGTGGGGACAGATGGTGGGGATCAACATCACCGTAGGACCGGCATATACCGGGACAACCAACCCAATGAATTTTGGATTTGCCCAGTCCTACTTTACGCAAACGCTTGGTAGTGCGTCTGTTCCAGGAGCTTGGAATCCGACTGTCAATGCGAAGATCGCTAGCACGACGCCGCGGTTCCTGGGGCCGACCTCGACATCGGGAGCACAAACCCTTGACGTGCTTTCGTCTCCACCTGGTGGCGCTAACTCTTGGCTGCTTACTAACCAAACGCAGCCTGTCTATACGTCAATCCCTGGTGACTTCTCCACTACATCCACAACAGTTGAAATCGTCACCAACCAAGGCGTTGTCAACCCGGCGCAACAATAGTTTATGTCGGGGCGAATATCAAACACTTGCGTCCGTTGAACAATGCGAGTTCATGCGTCAAATTAATCCAATTAACGCGTCTTATCTCTGGCTCGAATGCGCTTTCATGTGGAAGGTTGCATATAATTTTCATGGGTCTGCGCTTTCTGTCGTAGGAATCCCGCACCTTATCCAAGGCTCCAGCTAATACAGAACCAGTAAATGAGTTGCAAATATAAAGCGTGGATGTATTTGGCGGTAGATTAAATGTCGCGGCATCTTCTAAAATAATCTGCGCTCGCGACTTTGCGCTTTTGGAATTTGCTCTTCCCCTTAGCATCAAGGCTGGATCAAACTCTATACCTATCACCATAGCAAACGGCAGCCTTGCGGCTAGAATTGCGACGCGACCAAGGCCAGCCCCGTAGTCGATGAAAGTCGATTCAGGATCGACTAAAATGTGAGGCTTAATGATTCGCCAGTCTCGAAAGAACGTCGGGCCATATCCCCTAACTTCCGGTCGAGATGGATCATATGGGAGGTGTATTTCACTGCTGTCGATCCCCAAGCGCCATTCATTAAAACTCTCATCAGCGCGCTTCAGTCTGTTCGTTAGACTTTCGAGAATATTCATCTACGGTCGTCCTGTTCCATCTGGTCCCCACCTGTTGGATGCGTTGCGGCCGGTACGCCGCTTTATCGCGCGCATATCACGCGCCCTTCTTCATCCAATTGAATACCGCGAATCTTGCCCGACGGCGTTATCGCGTTGGCGATAGCGTTGATATAGTTGATAGGGAAGGCGTCCACACCTGGGCTAAGCAACATTGTGTTTTGGGCGAATGCCATCACGGCGCTACTCATGATGAAGGCTGTCACTGCTCCGGCGAGAAAGTTTTTCATACCGTCTACTCCTCCGATAACTCAATATGGCGCCTCCGGGCACACAATAGGGAAGTGCCCGGAGGCGATCTCGGTGCGGCAACGCGTGGGTGGCTTTCGATCCCATTTTGGGCTTATGGGACCGGCCGCGCCGGGAGTTCGTCATCTACCTGTTTGGCTCGTAATTTGTGGCGGCGGTCCAGCGCGGCCTTGAGGATTTTCTGATCGGCGGGAGAAATTTCGGACCATGCCCTTTTCAGAACTTCCGACCCCTGCTCGGCCCACCGGCCGAGCGCCGCGTCGATACGGTCTATCCGCTCGCTATCGTCGATGTCGGCCGGGGGCGCCGCGTGAGCGACGGCAAGCCCCCCGGCCGGTCGATCGGGCGGCGTCGGCGGCGGCTGTGGCACCGCCGCTGTTTCGGGACTACTAGTGTTCGCCGTTGACACGACACTAGGACTATCTTTCGACCCGGCCGCCCAATTTGCTAGATTCTCTCCAATGTCTTCGTTGAGTTGCCCCCTTCCAGTGAGGTGCTGAAGGAAGTTTGGCCACTTCAAAAGGAAGTCTTCACCAGCAGATTCCGAGCGCCAAACAGGGACACCATTTGCCTGCGGCGGCAACAAGCACATAAGAGTCATCGCGTGAACGATCTCCGCTGGCGCAATCGCTTGGTATCCTATCTTTGTCGGCACAGTTTTTCCGTCCGCCCCTTTGATTGGTTTTGTCTTCTCGCGGGCTCGGAACGTGAAGATCAACGGTGTGGTGATGCGAAGAAACCCGTTGACCATGCGAACGCGATCAGCCTTCGGCTTGATCCATCCCGCCATTGCGAGCGCATCACGTCGGCGCCAGTCGTTGCGTTCTTCTGGTTTCAGCCGCCGATCAACTTCTTCCTCGTGCCACTCCAAAACGCCCCCAGGGCCTTCGTGCTCGTCGGATAAAGAGTCAACTATTATTGCGGACGGCTCCAGCAAAAGTTGCTGTTTTACAGCCTCAAGAAAATCACCAGGACGGCACGGTGGATCAAACTTCACAAGAGAAAACGGCACTTGCGCATGATACATGCGCGACCTGCCCGCCTCCGTGTCTATAACAACGATTGGCCCCTTGCGCACCCGCTGTATCCCGGCAGCAAGGCGCAGCGCGCTTAAGCTCTTTCCTCCCCCTGCAGGACCTTCAAGACCAATCAATAAAGGGAATGGCCCCTCGGGTTCTGTCTCTACCGGGAAAACTCTTTTTGGAGCATTCATAACGTCCTCCACCTAATCTTGGAATAGAGCGAACTTGGTAGGCGTGAAAAATATGAATCTACCCAGCATCCTGAATTGTCGTGCCGGGCGGCAGCAGCTTGTTTTCCTTGCGGCGCTTGTCGTCGGGCCGTGCCGCCTTGTACGGGCCCTTGCGCGGCTGGTAGATTTTAACGTCGGGCGCGCGATCGGGCGCCGCTCCACCTAACGCCGTCGTCAGAAACGGATCGTTCGCCGCGAGCGCCACAAGCTCGTCGGTGAGCTCGCGCGTTAGCCAAGCGGACTCCTTCCATGGGGCGCCGCCGATCGCGACGGCCGAGCGTGAATAGCCCGGCCATATGTTTTGAGCCACGCAGGCTTTCCAGATGGCGACGGCCGCGGCGACCTGCTTGTGCGCGATCGTGCGCGCGGCGCCGTTCGGCTCGACGACGGAACAGAGGTATGGCGGTTCGTTCTCCTGCACCAGGAATTTCCACCGCACGCGCCCGGCGAGCGCGGGCTTGAGGGTGACGATGATCCGCTCCTGAAACGCCGCTTGAAATGCAAAGTGGTCGTCCATCTTGCCGCCCAGCAGCGTCGGGTTGGCGGTGCCGGCCGTGGTCTTGTAGTCCCAGCAAACCACGCCGTCAGGGATTCTTGCGCCGTAGAAATCGATCAGCGTGCGGGTCCAGCAGCCGACCGGATCGCGGGACAACGCGCAAAGCTCAATGTCGCCGTACTCCGGATTGAAGGCATGGGCCCCCCCTTCGATGTCCTTAAGCTGCCTGCGCGCCTCGATGGCCATGGCGCTGGCGGCCTCTAAATGCTTGTGCAGGATCGGCACGCGGCCAGCGGCCCGCAAGGCGTCGCGCTCCATCTGCGCGGCCTTGGTGCGGTAGTCGTCGGCCTCAATGACGCTGAAGCTGGCGCCGCGGCCGAGCAGCAAGACGTGAGAGACGGTCCCGCGGTCCATGCGGGTATCCTCGGCTGACACAAAATTCGGATTGAGTCGCGGGTGCTGCCACCAAGCGGCGCGCGGGCAGCGCTCGAGCAGCACTTGGCCGATTGAATTGGACAGGGACGGCTCTACCGCCGGATCAGAATGATAGTCCGCTTCATCTATCACCCAAAATCCTGGCTCGGACAGCAATGTCGTCATGTGTGAATCTCCCGTTGTGATTTGACTAGAACGCCCAAATAAGATTTCAGTCAAGTTGAAATATATGGAGGCGTCTGTGGAAATATATATTACGTTCAAGCTGCGCGGCTGGCACGCCCAACATTTCATGCAGGTGTTGCGGATCGTCAACCTTGCGCCTGGCCGGCCGATCGACGAGTCGGAACTCGCGGCGTCCATCGTCCGGGCGGTGATCGAGGACGACGCGCGGGATAACGATCAGCCGCCGCAGGCGATGGTGCAATAGGAAAAACGGCCCGGAAGGGGGAGCTTCCGGACCGTGACGGCGTAACGTTCTCAATCGGGAGGAAACGATGGCTTACATGACAGAGGCGGCGAAGTCAAATACGTGTCCGTGCTGCGGGCAGCCGATGCCACAGATGCGGGTGGGCGTGCGCATGTACCCGCAGACGGCCCGCATTTTCGACATTATCAAGCGGGCGGGGCCGAACGGCATATCCGGCGATGATCTGTTCGAGATAGCCTATGCGGGGGCGCACAGGAAACACCCGGCATACTCAACCGTGAAGGGGCACGTCACGCACGCGCGCTCTGCGCTGGCGGATACCGAATACCGCATCGTGTGCGAGCGCGCCAAGCACGGGCCGGGCACCTATCGGCTGGTGAAAGTCGTTAAAGTCCAGGCGTTTGGATAGGTATCCTTCACCATGACACCTAACGAAAAACACGCCCTAGTTGATGCAGCTTCGGCATTTGAAGAGCACGGAATTGAAATACTTATGCCATGGGAGCACGATCTTGATCTCGCCGAGGGAGCACTTTACGAAGGCCTTTTAGCTGCCTGCCGTGCTTATCATGACAGAATGAAACATGCAGCAGATTGAATTATTGCTACCGTTCCCAACATCCACGAATCGCATTTGGCGGATCGGGGTGCGGCGGATGTTTAGTTCGCAAACCTATTTGGCGTGGAAGGCCGAAGCGGCCGGAATGTATTGGCAGCAATATGGTGGTGGCAAGAAACGCCCCGCACCTCTTGGGTCATTCAAGATTTCCATCGTTCTGGATCAAAACAGGCGTGCGCGGTCGGACGGGGACAACCGAATCAAGGCGGTTCTGGATTTTTGCCAGTCTGCCGGGCTGGTGACGAACGACCGGAACTGCGACGGCGGCTCGTGGTCCTGGGGAATAGCCCCGACTGGTTGTAGAGTGGTCTTGACTGGCGAGCCCGCCGCGGCTAAACCGTGAGCGCCGACTGATCCTCGGCGTCAATACCCAGGCGATGGGCGGGGGTGCCTCCCCGTCCACCCTGCGGCACCCGAGGCACCGGGCATGTCAGACGATTTCGATTGGAAAGATCCGGAGTGCGGCATCATTGTCGCGCCACGACCCGGTCTTGCTGTTTACACCAATAATTTTGGCGCAATCATCATCCGACAAACCTATGAATCCGGCGACCCCGACGATGATTATTTTGTCTCGGTGTTTCCCGAGGATGTGGAAGCGCTGATACGCGCTTTGCGCAAAGAAAAACGCTCGGTCGACGCCAACCATGGGCGAGGAGATGGGTCATGAGCGCGAGCAAAGACCCCGCACCAATTCCAATTGACGGCGGCAAACCGTGTCCGAAATGCGCGCGGCCTATGCAGCGCTTTCGACACAGCGTCGCGTGGCGACCGCTTCCGGGCCGCGGGCTTTACACGCAATGGGATCGCTGCATCCCGTGCGGCCACTTTCAGAATTATTGGCAATTTTACATGGCAGCCGCTCACGCGGAGACCGGGCCGGCGGCTGCCAATGCTGGCGCGATGGCTGGGATGCGATCAAAGCGCCAAGGGGTCTGATCGAAAGAAGGGTGCCCCTGATCGTCGGGCGGGTGGCCCGAAAAAGTCCTTCGGCCGTGGGCGCACCCGTCGCCCGCGCCTCCGGCTCTGCGGCCCTGGCTCCGTCCGCCATGACCGTGCCCGGAAGATCGCGACCGGCTCTGCCGGTAGGTCTGATCTTTCCGGGTACAACCCTTCACGCATCCGCCATAGACCTCTGAAAGAAGGGTCACCCGGTAAGATAGCTTCCAAAGGCGACACTAGGGGGGAACCTCAGAACTATCCCAGGGGGCGGGCACGGCGCGCCCTACGTAGCGCCGTAGCCGTGAACGCCCCCTGTTTTCGGAGCGAAGCGACGGGGTGGGGGTCCGGGGGTAGGGTTGGATAACCCTGTGAATAACTCAGCGCCTCAATCGCCCGGGCGGAATGCGGTCGCAAGCCGCGTCAAGCCAGTCCAGCGCGAGGCACCACGCGATGGCGCTAGCCTTTCAGGCGATTTTCCAGAATCATCACAGCTTGGGTCAGATCCCTTTCCATCCGTGCGGTGATGTCAATGTTGTATTCCCGATCGGCAGGCGCGTCGAAATTGTCGCGGACCTTCGTGTCATAGGTTTGCCGATCTATCTCGCCATGCAACGGATTGAGCAAATCGAGCAGGATTTGGATCGTCTCGGCATCAACCATAACGGCTCTCCCAAAAATCGAGGATTAGGCACCACGCGATGGCGACCGCTTGGCAGGCGAGCGTCGCGGCGCAGAGCCCGGCCGCGAGATCGAATAGCGGGGCCGCGGGGTTCATGACGTCACCCGCGGGCGCGTGACGACCTCCACGCAATCGCCGTCGCGGCGAATGACGACCTCCATATCGTCGGGGATAGTGCACCGCCCGTACAAGTCGGGCAGCATCGACATCCCGCGCTCAAGCCCTTGCACCACAAACCCGATCCCGATGCTGCCCGGGTATTTAATCACTGGCAATTCGGCCATTTGCTCCCTCCCGTGTTGCGGCGGCACGCCCGGCATGTCATCGCGGCAAGTCCAGCGCGTGCCAGAACGCCTCCGCCCGAGTGTCGCACGGCGGCCCCATCGGCCGGTCGTTCCGGAACCCCTGCCACTTTGCAACCCCGTGTCGGCCCACCGAACACGCCTCAACCTCGTATTGTAAAAGGCGGCGAACGGACTCCGGTATGCGTGTGGAACCACCGGCCCATCTATAAACAGTTGCGCGCGACACCCCGAACAGCCCGCCAGACTCGGAAACCGGCAACCCCAGCGCCGCGAGGGCTTCCAAGAACGCGGCAGGGGTCATAGGTGTCATTCTCCACCCCCTGCGGAATCTCGCACCGGCGACGGCTTAGAACTCGATTCCCGACGGTTCCACGACGCCTTGTCCTTGCCGCCGAGCCCGCGCGGCCGCGCCCATGCAATCGAGGCGTCTTTCGCCCGGGAGAGGTTGACCATGTCAGACACACGCGCGCCTTGCACAACGCGCCACATCCCGGGCCACTCAGGATCAGCCTTCACCAATACATCGGCCGGCCGACCGCCGATGCACAATTGCAATTCAATCATTTGATCCTCCTGAGTGCGTTATCTGCGATTGTTGCGATGTATTCCAACCGATCACGCTGCGACCAGCGCTTGCCGGTGATCTTGCTGCGCTCCTGATCAACCGCGTCGCGCACGATGGCGAGCGCGGCTTGCGCCGCGATCAGCTTCGCATCCACGGACAGCGCCTCCGGCTGCTCGGCCGGCCGCAGCTCGCCCGGGATGCGCCACGGGGCATTGTCGTTCATAACCTTCCCCCCATCACCTCAATATCGCTAGGCGCCGCGGGCAACGGCATCCAATGCGTGGGCTGGATGTATATTTTCCTGATTAGAGTACCTCCCCAAATCCAAGAGTTGTGCGACTGTGCCCAATAGCCAGTTTCCATTTTCCAGTTTTTGATTTCCCCCACGTCGGAAATGTCGGTTGCGGCCCAAAGCAAAACAATCTTATCTTTGGGGGCCGGCTCAATTGCAATCGGCCGCCACATGGTGGTTGACCGAAGATATTGGCGTGCCAGGACGCAGGCATCACAATCAGGGTCTCCTGGGACTAATTGCGTGAGTGGATCCATATTGAAGTCAAGCCACATATTCGCAATTTTTTGTGCTTGGCGAGCTTCGTTCATGACCCGCCCCCCATCACCGCCGCCGCGAACGCGACCACGGCCGCCAAGCAAACCGCGACCACGACGAAATCGATCAGGTGCTTCATGTTCGCACCGAACCGTCATGCGGCCACGAGTTCATGATGCGGTTCATGACAGTTTTTGCGTGCTCCGCGGTTACCTCCTCGTCCATTTCAAGCATCCTGATTTCCTCCCAAACGTCGTCATTCAAGGCGTCCAACTGGCCATCCGTAAAGCCCTCAGTAGTGTCCTGCGTCGCCGCAAAATGTTGGTCGAATTCTTCCCGTGTCATGTTGGTGTCCCCCAAGTAGTCGATAAGATCAATCTTCGCATAATGAGATCGAAATGTAAATTGGTATTCGGCATGGCTGTCATGTGATAGTTGCATAATGAGACTAGCAGAAAGTTGATTGCGGAAATGTCCGGTTGACGCGCCGTGCATTTCGGCGGATGTATTTCGTGGTTCGGGCCGAAGGCGCCTAGCGCGTCGCTGGACGATCTGAAGCCGCGGCGGCGATCCTCTCATTGGCCGAAACCGTCGCG